CGTCGATGATGCCTTACCGACAGATGTTGGCGACGTTGCGTGGCCCGGCACAGAACAAGCGGGTCAGAGCTACAGGCAACCCGGGCGGGCGCTGCCACGGCGAGGTTAAAAGTTACTTCGCGATTGACCGCTGGCCGGCTGGCAACGTGCCGTTTAGGGACAGGCGCACCGGCATGGTGAGGTTATTCGTCCCGAGCCGGGTGCAGGACAACCAGATACTGCTAGAAAACGACCCTGACTATATCCAGCGGCTGCAGGGCGTAGGCGACCCTGATCTGGTCAGGGCGTGGTTAGAGGGCGATTGGGACAGCAGCCCCGGCTCAATGTTTTCTGTTGCGCGCGATGAGTTGCTGGTAGAGCCGTTCGAGATACCCGACAACTGGCCGCTGTTTTGTTCGCTCGATTACGGCGAGCAGAACCCAACGGTTGGATGCCTGCTGGCCGTCGATTACGACGACGACGTGTGGGTCGTTAGTAGCTACTACGCGTCAGGGGCCGGCGCTGAACACGCTCGGGGCGTCAAAAATTTAATTGAGCAATGCCCGTTTACTAAGGGGCGCGGCATTGTGGGGCGCTCTCCGAGGCAGGTGCTGGCACCGTCCGATATGTGGACAAAGAGGGCGCCGGGCGAGGCGTCGCAGGCGCGCTCGGTGGCCGACACGTTTCAAGAGGCCGGCGTATTTCTGACCCGCGCCAACATGGATCGGGTCAACGGCTGGCGCAACGTCGGCAACCTGCTGCACCACGGCAGGCTAAAGTTTTTCGAGGGGTATGCCGACCCTATTTTGGATTCGCTGCTGTCAGTGCAGCGGGACACGCGCAACCCAGAAGACGTGGCAAAGGGGGGCGACGATCACGGCGCAGACGCGCTCCGATACGGCGTCAACCACGTTTACAAGGCGCGTCGCAGGGCCAACGCCAAGCAGGCCGACGGCGACAGGTTAATATCGCAGCTACTGCGCGATGAGATGCAAGGACGATATGGATAAACTATTGAGTGAACCGATACGAGCAAAAGTGGTATAGGGCAGAGGGTGAGATGTTGGACCGGCTCTATCGTGAGCGGTCTAACGAGTGGCAACGACTGTACGACGCCTACGACCTGAAGTTTGACAAACGTATACGCGACCTACGGGCCGAGGACGTGGTCAAGGTTTCTCGATTTTACCCGGTCGTGCGTCAGATCCTCGGCACTATAGCACACAATTATCCAGTCCAGCAGTTTTCTGTAGACGACGAAGCCAATCAAGGCGTGGCCGAAATCCTCGAGCGCGCGTCGGCGTCGTGGATGAACCTGACCAGCCTTAAATCCCATGTGCACCAAGCGATTTTTGACGCGTTGTTTTGTGGCGTCGGCTGGGTCAGGCTCGATTACAACCCGCCGGGCGATGATATTATCGCGCCATACACAACCAACGACGATATGTACGAGGATATTGTCGTTGCTACGCGCGTAGCACCCCATTGCGTGCATGTAGATCCCACCGGCAGTCCGCACCGTCTCGGCGATAAACGATACATACGCGAAAAATTCTGGGTTCCGCTCAAGTTTCTGCTGGACGACCCCACCATTCAGAACAAAAAGGCGCTCAGGCCGACGTCGATGGGCAAGGACGACGAACTCGGCTATGGCGATCTGATGGGCGCGCGCTACGAGAGCAGCGAGCAGGAGGCGATGCGCGAGGCGATTGCTAACGGCGAGTTTGTGCAACTTGAGCGTTGGCACAATCGCATTGAGCGCCGGGAAGTTACGTTTGCCGCCGGCGTTGACGCACCGATTAAAGACATCCCGCACCCATATCGCAAAATGCAGTTCCCGCAGGTGTCGGACACATTTGGTATGCCGGTGTTCAATCTGGACCCGGCAACAGGTGAGCCGACTGAGCCGGTGTTGGATCTGGAAAATGGCGTCGACCAACCCGGTTGGTTGGTCGAGGAGGGGTTTCCGTTCGCCGCAATCAAATTCGATTTGAGCGCCGAGACGTTCTACCCCAAGGGGCATCTGAAATACCTCGAGGATATTCAAAACGCGATCATAGAGCAGACGTCCCGCATTAGCGATATGCTCAAGCGCACAAGCCGCATGGCTGCTGTATCCAACAGCGAGTTGGAGCAGAACCCCGAGCTGGCCGAGTTGATCCGCACGGGCCGGGACGGTGAGGTTATCGGATTAGAGGATCTGTCGTCGTTCAGGGAGTTGGCGTGGGGCAGCGTGCCGGGTGACGTATATAACTTTTTTGGTATGGTCATGGGCATGGAGCGCGAGATTGCTGCGCTACAGCCGCCGGCTGCTGGCTCAACGGACAGCGCGACCGAGGCTGCTGTTGTCGCTGCTGCGGCACAGATTAACGGGCAGTGGATGGAGGCGGCGGTCAACGGGTTCTATGAGCGCATTGTGCGCAACGCGTTCCAGATCATGGGCGACCCGCGTTACGTTCCAGAAAATTTTGCTGAGAACGTGGCGCCAGATGGGGAGGACCGTGTGATACGCGCACTACGCACCAGCGATTTCCTATGGAACTATCGCATCGAGACAAAGACTGGCAGCACGCAGCCGCTCTACGCACAACTTGAGCGCGACCGTACGATGGCGTTCGTCTCGTTTGCGGCGCAGCGACCCAATTTTGACCAGATGGAAGTCGATAAGCTGGCAGCCACGGCCAACGGCGTCGCCGATGTTGAGCAAATACTACGCGACGAGAACAACGTCGAGGCCGAACGCGCAGCCCAGTATGAGAACGACCGCGTCATGGCGGGTCAGCCCATCGAGGTGTTAGCCGAGCAGGATCACCTCGCGCACGCCGGCGTCCACGCTAAATACCGCGAGCATCAGCAGTATCAACAGTTGCAGATGGCGGCGCAGGCGCGCGATATGATGGGCCAGCCGGCAAACCCCGCTGCTGCACAACAACTGCAGGCCATTGATCAAGCCATCGCCCAGCACTTACAGCAGCACCAGCAGGCCGCACAACAGGCACAGCAGGGCGAGACGGCATCACCGGTCGCTGCAGGCCGTGCTGCCGCCGCTGCTACCAACGAGCAGGATCTGATGCGTCAGGTCCAGTCTAACGCACAGCGCACTGTAGACGTTGCACAGGCGCAGGCCCGGAACTACTAAATGAATCTGACACCGACCTTTTCCTCTAGCGCCATTGGCCGGCCACCGCTCGATCCTGAACAGGAGCGCATTGCGCGTTTGCTGGAGGCGCTGGTCACGCAGACGCCGGGCGGTTTGGTGCAGTCTACCGGCGAGACGCTGGGCATGGTGGGCGACGTGCTCGGGTCTATCGGCCAGCCGCAGCGCGCCGAGGCATTGGGCCAGCAGGTGCGGCGCACGTTGCCAGACATTGTCTCAGCGGTCACAGAGCGGCCTGCAGAGGTTGCGACAGCGTTCGGGCAGGGCATGGAGCAAGAGGTGTTGGATAAGGGCTTAGGCGCCGTTGCAGGGCTGGAGGATTTGATCCTGCCGGGCAGTAAGGCGGTGGGTATGCTGGGTGCGGCGGCAATGGGGTTGGGCAAGCTGCCGCCGGCGTCAAAAGCGGTGCAGGACATTGTCGATCTGAGCAAGGCGCGACAGACGCCGGCCATTGTCGGTTCAATGCGGCAAGCGGGAGATTTGTTGTCAGACGTTGGAGAGGACGTCAGTTACGCAAAGACTTCCGATTATATGCCGGGTCAAAGGATTAGCACAAGGATTCCAAAAGGCGCGACCATTACGGAAGATCCGTTAGTTGAAAATTTGACTATTGACACAGATGTCATGCGGCGTGATGAAAAACTTACTGCAAAAATGGGCAAAGAATTAGGCCGGTATGTAAACATCACAGACGACGTGGCTAAAAGCGGTGATGCAGATAAAATAATTCAAGCCATGAAAGACCATGATAAGGCTAATTTAGAATTTATTTTTGAACAGATGCCGCCAGAGATCAGAGATAGGTCAAAATTGTGGTATGACGGCGCAAACAAAATAGCAAACGAGTTTGCGCGTCGGTATAACGTGACAATGGAGGCGGCGTCTGGTGTATTAGCGGCGTTATCTCCACAAATGGATTGGTTTAAGAATGTAACATTGGCCGAGCGCGTCATAGACACGGTGCAAAATCAATCAACAATGCCGTGGACTGCTAAGATGGAAAGATTTTTGGATAAGTTTTATGCGGCGCCGGGATCAAGTTCGCGCAGTGATTGGCGCCAAGATATTGATGCTATTCGAGGAAAAACATTAGCCGAAATTGACGAACCATTGCAACAAGCGTTGTGGATACGCGCTTTTGATGAAACAATGCGCGACAAAGGGTATAGGGTTATCACGCCAGAGGGCGATTTTGGCAATGTTGTTAAAACTAAAAAAGGTGAAAACGCCGCAAGTGGGTGGGGTGCATTTGCAGACATTGCAAAAGCGGCCAGTGTGATAAAAGACCCGTCTAAAGAAAACATCAGTCGCAGCATGGGAGTTCAGCATAAGGTTAGAAATTTTTACAACAATATAGCTGATCCGCAATCGCCTTATGGCGACGTCACAATGGATACGCACGCCATAGCCGCAGGTCTTTTGCGACCATTATCCGGTAGTTCATTGGAAGTCAAGCAGAATCTTGGAGGTGGGCCATCGTCTAATGTTTTGGGCGTACAGGGATCTTACCCGGTTCACGCAGACGCTTATCGAGAGGCCGCTGCTGATATGGGCATACAACCTCGGCAGATGCAGTCTGTTACATGGGAAGGTATACGCGGATTATATACGCCGGAACAAAAACGCAATAAAGCGTTTGTTTCATCGGTTGATAATCTGTTTCAGCAATACAAAAAAGGAACTTTGTCGCTGCAAGAATTACAGCAATCTGTGTTGCAGATGGCCGGCGGGATAGATTTGCCAGATTGGGCTAAACCTTAATGGTATGCCAAAGATCTTCCGGCAAGACTTCGTATAGATCAATGTCAGATGGGACGCCATCCGGGTAGCTGTATGCTAAATAAACGTCGGCAGTCAAATCTTTACCGTGACGAATCATGTAATCCAGAACGACATCGTCGTGGGCTGATCCTATGGGTGCTTGAGACATTTTCGATTCTCCGTTAATGGACATATAAATATAACAAATTTAGTCCAGAATACCAAAAAATATGCCGACACACAACTACATCTGTGGGCTGGGTCATGTAGAGACGGACGTCTACTACACCATTGCCGGCGGTGGGCCTGACAAGACGCGCACCTGTCCAGAGTGCAAGCAGCCGGCCACGATCCATTTCGGGTCGTTTGGCGCGTTTAATCGCTTGATGTCAACGCAAGGCCACAATCAGCCGCTGCCCGATCCGCAGACGGGGCTATACTACGACAACGCGACCGACAAGCGGCGCAAGCTCAAGGCGCTGGGGCTGGAGGAAGGCGATCACAAGAGCCGCGGGCAGGTCGAAGCCGAGACGTGGGACGCACGCAATCGGCAGGTCGAGCGCCGCGCACAGGGCCAGACTATCGCTGCCGACAGTCTCGACGAGGTTATGAAACAAATTGAGTGGGACAGGGTGGATCGCGGCGCATCGGGTGATTTGAGCCGCACCGTAGAGAGTGCAGGATTATTTAGCGACAACGAATAGTTTGCAGTAAGCAAAGCGGCTCGCCGAGTCGCAGCACCATTAACGCGCTGACCGTGCCGGGTCAGTGGGAGTTACGGCACTAACTCCTACAATCCGGTTGGTCGGCGCGTTTTTATTTGAGGAGCAGTAACGTATGACCGAGATAGCACTGGACCCTGCCGTATCCGAGGGGCAGACGTCTGAGGGGCCAGAATCACGATCTGCAGCACCTATCAATGAGATGGGGCTGGGGATGCTTGATTTGGACCAACCCCGAAGCGACCTCGACGATCCAGATGCAGGGCAGACCGATGCTGACGAAGTCGAACGAGCAGCACCAAGCGCAACAAAGCGCACAAAAACCAATGACGACCTATCGCCGTTGGAGCGGGATCGCCGCGAGGCAGACCGATATTTTACCCAGCAGCGCCAAGACTTTGAATCGTGGAAACAGCGCGAGATGGAGTCGATTGAGCAACTGAAGAAAGCAGCGCAGGCACCACAGGCGCCTACGGTGCAGGAACAGTCACGGGGTGATGCAGAGTCGTTGCGACGCGCAGCGATGCAGGCAACCGATCCAGAGCAGCAGCGACAACTTATGGAGCAAGCCGCCGGCATTGAGTATGTGCAGCAGTTGGCTATGCAGACGTTCCAGCAAGAGGCTCAAAAGTTAGGCTTAGATGGCATCGGGCAACTGCGCGAAACATTGCAGCAGTTGCAGCAAAACAGTCAGCAGCAATATGAGCAGGCTATGCAGAAACAGATTGCTGAGGCTGTTGAGGTGTTTGGGGACAGTGTGTCGTCCGATCCAGAGACGTTGGAGTTTCTACGAAACAACAAGGGTTTCCTGAATCGCATAAACCCGGCAACGGGCGAACGATACACCCTGACCGATCTACTGAGCCGTTGGACGGGGCGCGCAGCAAACGAGGCGCGAGAGGCACGCCAGACGCAGCGCACGCAGCGGCAGCAAGCCAAAGTGGGCGCAGCGACACGCGGCCAATCAGCCGGCGTTCGCGCACCCGCTACCGGGGTAATATCGAAGGATGCAGCGTTGGCCGAGATTCGCCAGACGTTCGAGTAGGCAAGAACAATAGAAGGATAGAATGGCACAGACCACTTCTGAAGTTTGGGATAGCAGATGGTCGTCCACGCGACGCACCATAGCACCGGAAACGGTGGATAACATTTTTCAGCCCTACAATGTCATCGACGCCATGCGTAAGCGTGGTGGTGGCAGCATGATGGTAGATGGCGGCGGGAAAGAAATCCAGATTTTGCTCGAGTCGAG